AATCAGGCTTACCTTTTCTAGTAAGTGTAGTTTCATATACACCTACTGGTCCAAATCCAAGCTTTACTCTGTGAAGAATAGTATTAGATCTAGTATCAGAACTCCAAGTTTCACCTTGCAGCTTTTGATAGTAAATAGTTGGTATGGTTACAGACATTTCATATAGATAACCTATATAGAAATTTTGTCCTGACCAGTCACCTGTTATTTCTAAATTACTACCATTAACAGTTACTAGCGCGTAGTTACCTATAGCAGTAGGAGGGTTAGCTGTATCATCTATATCATATGCAGCTAATTGGTTTGAAGATTCCAAACCTACTGGTTTAGTTTTAGTTGATTTACCTGTGGTTGCGTTATATGTCCAACCAGAAGTAGTCATAATATGGTCTAGGTGAATCCTATCTCCAGCAAGTTGAACAGTATTAGCATCTGCTCTAATTGAATACTTAAGTAATTGATCTTTACTGTTGTTTCTAACTACTACATATAAAGAATCATCCTGCATACAGTGGTATTGAATGTCCCCAGTAAGAGTCCATTTAAACCATGACGCAAGTTGTCTTTCTCTTATATTGTCGAAGTATCTATATCCATAGAGAGTAGGTGTATCTTCTTCGCTAAAGAAGATGACATCATTTTCTCTAGAGTTTGATATAAGCTTTAAATCATTTTCAAATAACTTAGAAACTACTTTACTTTGCTCTACAACATTAGGTGCACCTTCTCTAGCTACATCAGCCATCTCATAAAAACGTGAGTGCTTACCAGCATTATCTAAGAAACCTATTGTGGTACCTAAAGATACAGGATTAGTTGCAAAGTTAAAGTTGTAAGAAGAAAGAGCATTAATCTTAGCGGTAAGAGGACTAAACACGTCACTATCTGTAGTGAGCATGAACTGTTGATTCTTAGTAAATAAGATTAAACCCTGATTAACTTGTATAGCATCATATACATCTGCTGGATATTCTGAGCTTGTAGATATATCTATAGGATCACTAGAGATAAATTGAATAGCTGATTTATTCCAGAAGTTAGTAAAGTCTCCGGGACGAGATAAGATGATATTTTCTTCAGCTAGAAATACAAATCTATTTCTAAAGAAAGTCATTTTATTTATAGCTTTACCTACAAAGGAAGGTTCTCTGTTAGTGTTCTCATCACCAACTAAAGCATCATCCCAATAAGGAACTTCATAAGAATCTCCGCTAATTGTGTAGGTAGTTCCGTCTAATTCGGTTAATCTAAAGTTTCCATCAGCAGTTCTTATAAGAGCTACTGGCATGGTATTTCTAGCAAATCTTATTTTTCTACCGGGCTTGGCACACTCTTGCCATGTACCCTCTCCATCTCTACCGTTAGTACCAACAAACTTTACGTAATGATTATCTTCATCAGCCACACTATTAATTACTTCAACGACCATCCCGTTTTTACACTGAGAAGGAAGATCACCTACATCATTAACCTGACCAGCTACAACATTTAACAGCTCTCCTACACCTGTAGAAGCGTTAAAGTTTGTAGATCTTTTTATATGTAATCCTAAACCTATCTGTGTAATATCATTTGCAGATATACCTTCGTCGATTAACTCAGTTCTAATATCTCCAAGAACACTTTCGGCAGTTATAGTTGTTTCATTATCAAATGGTGTAGGTTGTGGTCTAACCATTGCAAGGTTTGCTTGCTGTTTAGATGTACTTATTTCTTCTATAGTTACTTTGTAGTAACCATCTTTCATCCAAACATAAAAGTAATCATTTTGCTGCCAACCTTCTCCACCATGTAGTAGATCATATGTTGTTGTATATCTAGCCTGATATGTAGTTTCTTGACTTGTTCCAGAACCAGTTGAATAAGGAACTGATTGTCCTGTTGTTTGTATTCTGAAGTAAAGATTTTTTCTCCCAGTGGAGTTGTTGTTATTGATGTTTACTGTGTAAGTATGTGTTCCAGATGTAGCAACATCTTCTAAAGATTTACCGCTATCTACTGAAAAGATACGTGTACCCACATTAGGAGCAAAAGCATCTCTACCGTCGCCAGCAGTATCGTCGCATCTCGTGCTTTGCGAAGCACGGCTATTGCGAGCAACCATCCCTCCATTAGTATCACAGTAATTATTACTTGACTTAATAAGCTCGACATTTATTCTTGTTGCTGTTGTTTCTGTAGTGAAGTGACTAGACTGTGTACCGTCTTGATCAAATAAATTTAAGGAATATTGTTTTGCATAAGAAATAGTTTTTAACTCTATAAATACTTCTTTTTGAAAATTACCTACTGGTTCCACTAAGGAATCCATCGCAACAGTTTTAGTTCTGTTATTCAAATAAGTAAAGTCGTTTAAAGTTAGTGTTTGTATATCTTCATCACTTGTGTGATATAAATATTTACCACTACCAGATCCTGTAGTTACATCTACAACATTTACCTCTGCGCCTGCGTTGTGTATAAGACCACCATTAGGTCCTCTTACTTCTACGCATGCCCACATTCTGACAGTACCATCTCTGTGTACTTGTCCTACATATTGTTCATTTTCATCACGATAATAATGGAACCATTTCCCATTAGATGATGAGTTTTTAGTTCCATCACTCAAAGATGCCACAAACTTTCCAGCAGGTCTTTTCATTAATCCTTGAGTTACGTCAGGTAAAGCATTAACCATGTCCTTAACCTGACCGGGTATTTTGTATTCATCAGGCTGTTGTGATATTCCCTGAGTTAAATTTGGAATAGTTTGTGTAATGTTTGCCATTATCTAATAAGTGCTTTGTAAGGTTGATAAGATCTGTACGAAGTCTCTTGTGGAAATCCCATAAAGTTATGATCTCCCTGCTCTGTTTCGTATTCCAAAGCATTTGCTTTTGCTTGAGCCTCTTCCATTAGAAGTAACTTCACTAACTCAGTATTAGACACAAGTTGAGTAGCAGCTCTTACAGCAGCCCTAGCAATTATGTATCTCTGAATAGCAGGAGGTACGTCAGTAAACTGATAGAGGGATACGATGTCAAAATAAAATCCCTGAGTAAATACATCTGTTTCATGGATTAAGTCATAAAGTTTTCCATTTTTCCTAACAACGTCTCTTTGTCTATCAATTTGACCCTCACTTATATCAAAGAGAATCGCGTCGGCAGGTATCAAAAAGTTGCCATTTGAATCAGGCTCAATTTTTTTTCTCAAAATTGTGTTGAAGTGCCAGCCTGTTGTCTGAACATCTTTACTAACTTCTTCTAATAAATTTTTTATGAATGATATCTCTGGATTTAATAGTGCTGTATCGTCAATTGCAGTTATTGGTGATTGACCAATGCTACCCAAGATAGAGTTCACTGCGGATAGTTCGGTATCGGTGCTTATTTGAATAGCCATAAAAAAAAAGGGAGCCGAAGCTCCCGTATAAAGAATAAAAATTAACCGTTCTCTGGGTATGTAGTACCGAACGCTGTTGGTGCTGTAGCTCCAACGTATAGTTCAACGGCTGCTGCTGGGTTTAGGAAATCTGCACCCATAGCTAGTCTTCCAAGAATAACGTCACCTTGGTAAACAACTGAAACGTCGCCTGAAGTTACCTGAACCTGTGGTCCAATAGCTTCTACAACTGCTGCTGCTTCTTTCTGAAAAATTAATCCAGCAGATTTAGCAAAGTCTGTGCTGTTACCGTAGTTGTTGTTTAAACCAGTTACTGACTTACGTCCGTCAGCTAAAGCTGTACCAACGTGGTCTCCTAAGTTTGAAGGAGAAGTCTTACCTGTAGTTCCGCCGTAAGCTACACCGTGCTTAGCTAGGAAAGGAATGTTCATTGACTTGTAGATCTTGATGCCTGCAATTTCAACTACACCGTTTCCATTCTGAAGTGCTGTACCTTGTACGTCTCTGTTGATAAGACCATTAGAACCAGCTTCTTGGATGAGAGCATAGTATTGGCGTGGGTTTAACACACCGCATCTTCCAGAGGAGCTGACTCCTTTTTCGTCTAAAGCTGCTGCTGCATCATAGAAAGCATTCACAAGAGCAGTAGAAGAATAAGCGTCAGAATCGTTTGTTGTTGTTCCAACTCTTACTTGTGTTCCACCGGGTTCTTTGAAGTTAGTCTTAGATACTGGAGAAGCTTGTCTTGCACCTTTAGTAATTGCTCTGAAGATGAGTCTGTCATACTTCTCTGCAAGTGCGTAGCCGATCTTCTTAGAGATCTCACCACGTAATTCAAAGTGTGCAAGTGTCTCATCTAATTCGTACACGAATGCACTAGAGATGAGTAGGTCGTCGCAAGTTACTGTTTTTTCTGCGACTGGAGGTGCACCGTCACTGTTACCTAGAATTGAATTTCCGGGCGTATGGAACTCAGCAGTTGTTCTACCTGTGTAGATGAACTGGAGAGATTTTCCATTCTTAAGTGTTCTCTTCATCACCATGTCACGAGCTATTGTCTCGTGCTGGAATCCTTTGAACATTTCTCCGGCAAACAATTTAAGTAGCAAGGCGCGAGAGTCTGTACCACTATTCAGCGCACCCGGACGGGTTAGGCTAGTGGTAAGATCTGAACTCTGATGAGCCATGATTTTTTCTTAAAATGTAAGGGTATATATTGTCGTTCCTAACGTTAGAATTGTGTGAGTCTTAATTGGACTCATTGATATTTGTGGTCTATCCCACCGTCTAGACGGCATAAAGGTATCCTCCTCGGAGGGCTTTAGCCATATTGAGTAGGGAGGAGTCGAACCTCCCCTAGATCACCTATTTGATTACTCTTGTGTAAGCAATGCCACGATATACGAAAGTAACTTTCATTTGTTTCTCCTATATACCAAGCCCCGTTCCATGCTTGATCGAATGCGTCCCTAAAGGGATGAACGTACGCCCGGGGTTATTATCCACAGCGTCAAATGCCATACTTACTCGTGGTGTATTTGTTTCGTTTGGGTTGACCCAGTGTAGTATTTCTGGATCAAACAAAACCATCGTGCCAACTTTGTTGGTTACTGGTCCATCTATATAATTAGTCTCACTACCTTCTGGTCCACCAAGATATAAGTTACCTGTTATTGAACAAGGTCCATGACCATGAGGAATTATATACTCTCCTTTCCTAAATATGTTTGCCCACATAGTTATGTGGTGTGGAGGTAGGAGTTTATTGAGCTTTGGTAAAAGAATATCTCCGACAACTTTTTCTGTTAACCAGTTCAGTTTATCCCAACGTCCAGTTAACGAGTCAGCTGGTGTACCTTGATAGTTATCCGGTCCTAGTGCTTTTACTCGCAACTCATTGTCAAAGATATAATTTTTTAAAGTTTCAGCTTCTTCATTTGAAATGAAGTTGTCTATTATTTTTTTCATTGTGGTTTGTGTGCCAATGTCTACTGACACCTGAAATGATAAAGATGTTAGTTATCAGAGTTATCATTGTCAGAAAGTTCTTTATCAGTTTCTTTCTTTTCCTCTTCTTCTTTATAAAAATCAAATCTAGTTAGGCTTGCTTGCATTTTGTCTGATTGATGTTTCATACTTTTAGGTGCATATTGAATACGAAAGATATTCTCTCCTTTGCTCCCGGTCTGGAACATGGAACGAAGTGCGATAACCAAGAGGGAAATAAAACTACTTCACCTTCTTTTATATCCATATGATTAGGAAAGGTTGTCGCTATGGTGTGCTCATTCTGTGAGTCAAACTCTCCACCAACCCAATTCTCTACCTCGTCGTGGCAGGGACTTGTAAATGTAGTGGGATAGTCAAATTCTGGATCGAATTGTAAATAATATACGCCGGAGAATACAGCCCCAAAATGTGAATGGGACTGTATGTGCATCTCTGGTGTATGAACCCCGAACCACGATTTCATATAAATATCTTTGACTGTATGTCCAGATAAATAATTCATGTATTGAGCACACATATTATTTAACTGGTCGTCAATGATCTCAAGACCAGAATCTGGTTTCATTAATAAATAAGAATTTTCTTGAGAAGATACGAAATGTGAGGGGTTTCCTTTACGAGTATTAAAAAACTCTAGTACTTTTGGGATGTATGCTTCCTTGTGTTCTTCATGTTTATCCAGACTAAACTTAAGAATAGGAGTGGGAAACATTAAGAACAACTTAGAATCCATTACCCAATAGATGGTGCTGATAGTGCAACTTGTGTTGACTCAGCAGAAGCCAAATCAAGTGGGAAGTTGTGAGCGTTACGCTCGTGCATTACCTCAAAACCAAGGTTCGCTCTGTTAAGAACGTCAGCCCATGTTGGGACTACCTTTCCATTAGCATCAACTATTGATTGGTTAAAGTTAAAACCGTTAAGGTTGAAAGCCATAGTGCAGATTCCCATGGAGGTAAGCCATATGCCAACCACTGGGAAAACAGCAAGAAAGAAATGTAGAGAACGAGAATTATTGAAAGAAGCATATTGAAATATCAGTCTCCCAAAGTACCCGTGTGCAGCGACAATATTATATGTCTCTTCATCTTGCCCAAATTTATAGCCATAATTCTGCGAGACCTCCTCTGACGTTTCGGCAATAAGTGAGGAAGTAACAAGACTTCCGTGCATAGCAGAGAAAAGAGATCCACCGAATACCCCAGCAACACCAGCCATATGGAATGGGTG